CAAACAATGAATTCAAACACACTTTTACAAGAAGATGCTAGTATAGTATTTCCTAATAATCCTTCTCAATGCGAACGGGAAGAAGTTGATCTTTCCTATCTATTCCATTATATTCAATCAAGATTCGAAATTAAAAAACTAGGTTTTAAACTACAAAATACTGATTCAAAAACATTTTTTAAATTAAGACATAATTGTTTTAAAAGTTACTTTTTATACCTTTTAGGGTTACCAAATGTTGAGGAAAGGCCATTTACAAATTTTGGAATAGATTCTAATAGGACCCCTGATTTCCTTATGGAGCTGCCACAGGGATTTTTGTTGATTGAATTTACTGTTGTGTTAAGGTTTTCAACTGCGTTGAAGACAAAGGCATCATTGCTAAAGTACAATCCTGAAATAGCAAAATTAAGAAGTAAGGGGCATGTTGTTCATGATTTTTATGCAGTATTATCATTGGATAGTGATACTTCAGGTCTAGTTAGTTTAATAAATGATATTTCTTCAAAATTTGGATTAAACCTGAACGATAATCCTGATCCTACAATTAGTATGTTGAAAGAAAGATTTGAATATCTCAACTACCATATTTCACAGATGATGCCTGAATTATTAAGTAATACAGATTATGATTTGAAAAATCCTTTAAACATCAACCCTAAAGTAGAATTTGTCGATCTAAACTTTAAGAGTTATACAAATATTGTATCCATCAAAAGATTTAAGCAACAACATGTGCTATCTTCTTTATGGGGAAATATTCAAAAATTAGAGAGAGAAATTAAATTCAAGAAACAAGGAGGTAAATATAAGATTTTTTGTAATGTAAGAAATAATAATGCATTTATAGATTTAGATGATGAGGGTATAAGTAAAAACACTTTGATGTCTCTTATTCAGGGAAGATCATTAGAATTAATAAACTGGACTGATGTTTCAGGAAGTTTTAATGATGTTGAGGAGCCCTTCAATATTTATGGTGACGTGAGTTTAGAAGGTAATTTCCAAAGGTCAAAATTCTCTGAACTAATTTTTGACACAAGTGCATATTTGGAGTTATTGAAGAAAAGATACAATACTGCTGAAGGTGTGAGTTTAATAGGTGACAAGTTATTAGATAGTCAAGTTGATTCAGTAGAAGACTTATATTTGGATTTATTATCAAAAAAGAATAATATTAAAACAGACAATGTCATAGCACAGAATAAAGACTGCTTTATGTTTCCTATTTCTTTAGGTTTGATAATGGGTAACTACAAATGTTTAAAAATAAAGACAAAACTTACCTTGACTAATTTCTTGATTGCGAAGGTTAAAGATGTTAAGTTTACTGAAAAAAGAATCATACGTGATATGGATTTTGACAATTTAAACAGAGTAAGTCAAGACCTGGTTAAGGTTCAGAATGACCTCAATAGATTGGTAGATCCGAACACATTTAGAAAGTTGAAAAATATTAGCAATTTGAAATTTTTAGATAAACTGGTCGATGAGTTTAATCTTGTGATAAGTGATGAAATCAGAGATATCTGTTCAAATATTGTTAAATTAAAAGGTGATTATAGTAAAAATCTGGGTGAAAGTACTAGAACAACTTATAAAAATAAAATAACTTTAAGCCAGGGGTATTTGAAAAGTAATTGGTTTAATGAGATGGAGCATTTTAATCAAGAAAAGGGCAAAATCAAAGTGGCAAAAAACCTAGAATATAATGAGTTGTTGCTTAAATTTCAATCTTTGATAGAGATTTTATTTAGCCAAAGGTCTGATAAGTGTCCAGATCATATTTACTCACAAACAGAAGCAGTGGGAATTAATCTCAAAAGGACTTGTGAAGATATGAAAAAGTTATTAAACCAATTGGAGGATAGTTATCTGAGGACAGAATTGAGTCACAATTTATTGATGATTTCCAGAGTGTTTTATAGTGTCTTGTATTATTCTAATATAAAATCTAATAAAAATGACTTTTATTTCGATAATTGTGGTTATGAAAATCTATTGCTATTTGTTAAGGGTGGTAAGAAAATTATTTCTACCAAGAAAAGTAGGTTGTTTAAATTGATAATTCCTATTAATTCAAAGATAGCATGGATTTATAAGAGCAAGTTTACGGAAATAGTCAGGTCTAGTAATGGTAGTATGTTTTGTGTTTTCCCTTGGAGGAGCTTTAAGTTTGAGATGTTAAAAAAAGCCATTGAGTTGCCTTATTCTTTTGGCAACTATTACATAAGCTCTAGATTGGAATCAGGATTAACTGACAATGAATTTGATAAATTCGTCTCTATCAAAGTACTAAATATGTTTTCTCAAAGGAGAAAAGTCGAGATATGGTTTGGTAACTTAAGATACATTTATTTCAATAGTTTGGGAACACATACAAATGTAACTAAACTAATTGGAGATATGGTTGATTATGATTATGATCCATATATGTTTCTAATCCAAAGGATGTTTCTGAAAAATTACAAGTCATTAGTTAACACTGTTAAAGAGGGCCAAATATTTGACCTTTTCTCTCAGACATGTTTTAATAATTTTGATTTATGTGCTGAGAAATTTGATGAATCAATTTTTATGACAAAAGCACCATTTGAACCCACAAACGAGCATCTAAAAAACCTTAGATCAGTATTAAGTGTCCATAAAGAATATTGTGATAAGTTTAGCATCGACCCTATATCTATGTTCAATGAAACTAGTTGCGATGCAAATGATAGTAGTTACATCCAAGACCTATTTTCTGATGATTTTAAATTTGACCCTAAATTATGTTTTATGATTGGCCAATTTTTATCAAAAAAGTTTGAAAGTCTTACAACTTCAAATGACTTAAGTCAAAAGTTTTCTAACATATTATCAGAAAGTTTTACCAACATTAAGACAAGTAAAGGAATGAGGTCAGATACTGGGCAGTTTTGGGGTAAAAAAGGTTTTGATGTTGTTTTTACAGATAAGAAATATAAAGACTTCATTACACAATTTTTAAATAACCCCCCAGAAACTAGGAGTGAGTTTAACAAAGTCACTTATGATATCCATGAGAGTTTTTCACAAAAGATCATGGATGTAATTGATGAGAAATCTCATTTATACTTCGACATAAAAGATAAAGACCAATATAAAGGTTCTAGAGAGGTTTATGTTATGTCTGAGAATACAAAATTGCTGCAACAACCATTAGAAAAGTTTTTTAAAGAACTGTGCAGGCTAACTCCAAATGAAATAATTAATAAAAAAAGTCACGTAAGACCGAAATTGATACATTCTAAAGTGTATGAGTATACAGGCCAGGACGCTTTAACATATTGCACGCTTGATTGTAGGAAATGGGCTCCTAAATCTAACCTTTGGAAATATTTTTATTTTGTCAAGGGTATGAGTCAATTCTTACCTTCAGAATTTATGTTATACTTTGAAAGATTTTGGTCCATGATGTTCTTTAAGAAGGTTAAGATTCAGAAAAGATTTGTAGATCTATTAGAGAAAAATTCCAATACAAGAGATCTATTGTCAGATTTGTCATTAACAGCAGAAGGTGATTCAGAATTCATTATGCCTTATAGTTTTATGATGGGGATCTTCAATTATTTATCTTCACTGTTTCATGCTGCAAGTCAGTTATATTTTGATGAAGTTATTTCAGAGCCTATGGGTGTTAGCTTTAAACTTTTGGCACACAGTGATGATAGTGGAGGTGTAATTATTTCAAAAAGTTATGAGAAAAATATCAAATTGTTTAAGATGTATGAGTGTTTCCAGAAAGGCAACAATCATTTATTCTCTGATAAAAAATGTTCACTTTCAAATCATAGTTTTGAGTTAATATCTATAATGTACAATAATAAAAGGCTAATTCCGATGACCCATAAGTTTTTGGCAAACATTTCTTTTGAACCTAAGGGATCAGGTTGGACACAAGATATTAGCACAATTGTTAGCAAGGTTGTTGAAATATATTCAAATGGTGGTACTTATTTACAATTGTATTCTACAATGCTCTCTACTTCCGAGATGATTAGAAAGTTTTATCACTTAGAAAGGTTAACTGTTCAATCAAAAATACCTTTATCCTTCGGAGGCACATTTGACATGCATCCGATTCATTTAATATTATTAGGTGCTGATGCACAAGAAATAATGTTAGATTTAATAGAAAGTCCTGAACAAAGGGATTTTAGAATTGCCACGTATAAAATTGTTTGTGGTGATTATGTTATAGGTAAGGGGGGTTCACCGAATTATAAGATACCTTTACATAAAAGACACGCAAACACTTTGGAGATAACAGAGTTGGAAAAGGAACTTTTAAATGTGTTAAGCTTAGTCAAAACTAAGACCACATTTGATGATATAGTAATGTATTTTTCCTCTCTATATCAAAGTAGCTTTACATTTTCTTTAATGGGAATAGATATGCCGAAGATATTCACTTCAACATTATATTCAAAAATTGGCGTGTACAATTTTGATGGTAAAAAGATGGCTCATTTAAAAGACTTAAATCATATGTATTCAGCAGGCATCCTTTTAAATGAAGAAAAAATTGAAACTGGTTACTATGATTTTTCAAATTATCATCAATACATGAAGGCTTCTGAGTCAATTTATTTTAAACTTGATAGTTTTGATATACAAAGCAATAAAACATGTAAACCATTAACTTATAACACTTTTATGAATTTAGGTTTAAATTTAAATTTTGAAACTGTTAGTGAACTGGTCGCTTATAATAGGTCAGATTATATTAAATCAATACATAAAAACCCGAGAAAGATGGATGTATTAACTAGTTGGGTTAACAATATTATTCCTGGAGAAGGTAAACAAAAGTTAGAAGTGTTAAAATCTTTGGAGAGAAAAGATCTTGAAAAAGTAAGGAGCGCTTACATGTTTTTTCCTTCTGGAATAGCAATAGACACTATAGAAAGATTTTGGACTTATTCAATATTATATACCACTAGGAGATATTTAATTTCTTCAGTCAAGCCACAATTTTTCACAATAGAAAACTTTAGTGGTTGGTCCTCATCTTATGAAAATTTAAAACATTATTACCTGATCTTAAAACTAATGAATAATATAAATTTAAATGAGTCAACAATAGATAAATTAAAAAACAATGCAAAATGTAAAGCTTGTGTAGGCACTGAGGGAATGTTAAATATGATAGACGAATATGCAAAAATAAAAAAATTACAATTATATGACGAAATGACAACTAATCTTCCCTTTGCAGTTTATAAAACACCACAAAAAAGATCAACAAATATCTGGTTTGGCAGTGGTGATTTTGAAATTCATACACAATTTGGAAGTGTAAGACATGAGGTATATGAGGGTGACGCTCTAACTACTTGGTTTGTTGAAGATGAAGCATATCTGGATCAATTATGGTATTTATACCAAACCTTTTGCAGAACCAGAGGAATATTTTATGAAAGCCCTTCTTATGGTTATAATTATAGTCCTGATATTAAACTGGGATTTAATGATTTGGATGTTCCTTTTTTTGTTGGTAGCTATTTCACTGGTTTACACCTATCACATAGTAAAGTAAGTTTGATAGAAGTACCTACTAGATTGTTAAGAAATTTAAACAATAAGATCACTTATTTAGACGAAGTATGTGATTTTGAATTGTATTACAGTTATGATATTAATCAAGGCTTTTTCGAAGAGCATAAATTAAATGATATATCTGACCTAATGTTTGAAAAGGAGTTTACATTCTCTTTTAGAGATGTAGTGGATAATTTTGGGTCAAGTAAAGGTTATAAACTATTACAGAATGATGAGAGTCAAAGTTCCTTTGCAAAATTTGAAGATAAATATGTGAATAATGGGTTTTTAGGTTCAAATTGTTCTTTATCAAGGGCATTAGCAATATCTGATAATATAGGTGAAACTAGATATAAATCTTCTGTCAATCCTACTTTATTAGACCAAGGAATATTTTCTTCACAAACAGTCAGAGATGTGCCTGTGTTAGATTTATTTAATGCCTGTAATTTTACTAGAACAACTTTCTTAGAACAGACCATCTTAGCCAAAATTGCTAATCAAGAGGGTATAACAGATAATGAGAAAATGATAATCGGTCAGATTAAAGAAAAAATGGGTCTAGAAGGTTTAGGCATAGCTTTGACTTTATTCAGGGATGTCTTTAGAAACTTATCTGGTTCAGATTTAGTCAAAGTGGATCCAAAAAGAATCTCAGAGGTAATAGAGAACTTAGTCGAAGTTATTTCGAATGCTATGGAAATTAATCCAAAATTAAAATATAAATATCAAACAAATCTAAGGAAAGATGCATTTTGGAACAATTTATATTTCATGTTGAAGGTCGGGTCAGATCTGACTTCTTTGAGTAATTTTTTGATGTTGGGTTTGATAAGAGCTCACAATGATAATCCTAAAGCAGCATGGGAAACAAGAAGGAAGAATGTTTTCTCATCAGTGATGAATTTTTCTAATAAAACTAATAGCAATTGCCAAGTATTTATAAGAGCGGCATTACAGGGGTTGAAAGCCAAACATAAACAAGTGTATTATGATTTAATAAATAAGCTGTTGGAAAATAATAGAAACCTAATATTGGCTTCTAGAAGAGATTATCAGAGACAGTTAGATCTTAATGAAGAAACCAAAGATTTTGATCCCGAGGTAATAGTGAGTGAGGTCACTTATGAACATCCAGGGTGTTATAAATTTGAAGATATTGACGATGCAGACTGCATTAATTATGGCGGCGAACCTGAAGACGAATTGAACAGATATTTCGATGATGATGAGGAAGATATTGAATATCAATGTGTGACTACAAATGATATTAAATTTGCCCAAGAGGAAACTATTATTAACGAATTCAGGACGATAAAATTAAAAAGTTTAGGAAGATTCCTCCAATTCCCTTGGCTTGGCCCATGTGATTATTACTATATAACGGAAGACAGTTTAACATTTCATGTCACAGAATTCCCAGGAAAGAGAAACATTCCGGTTGATATTTGGAATGACAAATTATTTAAGTACCTGGAAAATGACAAGATAAAGCTTAATGAGATTGAATCAAGAAATCCCCCATTAGAGGAGTTTATTTCAGAATCTGATAAATCTGATTTTGATAGACAACTTAGAAGACTTACTAGTGCTGGATTCAATAAGCCAAAGAAATTACTCAAAAAGATCCGTCACAAACTCAAGCCTCCCAAAACCCTGAAAGATTTATTCAAAGATATTGAGTTAGAATTTAGCTCCAAACTTGATGTTAAAAGACAGAAGGTTTCATCTATTAATTATCTACCAGGCTTTTCAGGAGTATTAAATGACAATTTATTAAAGTCAGAACTTGAAGCAATGTTTCCCAAGCATTCTGAGATTATATTATCGGGTCAAGCTAGGATAAATAAGGGAACATATAACCACATTATTATCACCATTAAAAGTATATATAATAGGGTAAGGGATGACCATAAGTGTCTTTTGATATTTTTACTATCTATGCTAAAAGATGTTGTTATATCAGATAGCAGTGATTCTTGGTTAACAGACAGCATATTCAATGCAATAAATTTAGTTTCAGAGTCTATAGATCAGAAACCCAATGAAGATGTTTACATACCTCTGGCGCCTAAAACAGGTGACATCCCTAAAAGATTAAAACATCCTTACGAAGGCTACACTTAATGACAACTATAATAAAACTTTATAGAGATAGCTTTTTCAATTCAAAATTATTGTTTAT